AATGTTGCCATTGCCCATGAAGATTTTGTTTTCTACCATGGCCAAACTGGTGGCAAATGATACCATAAAGCGGAAGGCTTCTAGTGCATAGCTGGCATGTAGTGCCATCCAAATTGCTTTGATATGGTCTCGTTCTTGCACATGCTCGCCCATCTGTTTTTTGCAATTGATAATGTGTAGTGCTTCATAATAATCACCCACACTACTGGCCATGTCAACAATTTCTTTGGTGTCATGGATTGTGTTGAACACATCTTTAGGTACATTATAAATGTTGCGGATAATATGACTATAACTCTTGCTGTGAATATTAGTTTCAAAGAAAGTCCAGTTATAAACCAAGGCTTCTAATTCAGGCAAACTAATTACCGGAGTAAAGATTTGACTGGGGCCGCGGCCTTGTAAACTGTCCAATGCTGTTTGTCGTAGTAAATTACTGGTAAAGATATGCTTGACTGCATCGCTGGCATCTTTAAAATCGTTACTGTCCTTGGTAAGACTGATCTCTTCTGGTTGCCAAAAGAATCCACGGGCAGTTTCTTCAAAGTCGGCAATTTTGCGATATTTGACTTCTTCAAATCGTTGAATGGTCACTGGGCCCGCTGGGTCCAGAAACATCTTGCGATTGAGATAGTCTGTCTTGGTGTTTAAGTTGTATTGTTGTTTTGACATATTTTATAATTTATTCCTTGCGTGATATTCTTTCATTGCATTACTATGCGCCGCTTTCCACTCATCACTGCGAGTACGGCCTTTCATTGCTTTGCTTTGATTTAATTTATGTTCTTCAGTTTTCTTCTTACCTCTTAGAGGAGATGGTTTAACATATGGCTCTATACTTTCAAAAAACTCATATCTTATTTGCTTTTGTTTACAATGACCAAAGTTTCCTTCTGCTGTATACTTTACATTTGATGCATTTGTCTTTAAGTCTGATGCACACTCTGTTAGTGTAATATATTCTTTATAAAACGATCCATCTAAATTGTAGGCATACACTTTAACACCAACCGCATCTATCATTGCTTTTTTAGAAGAATCTGAGATTTGCTTTTTCTTTTCTGCTGAATGTGTTTTCCCCAAAAACCCTTTTGGATGCTCATTCTCTGCAAGCCATTTTTTAGTTTGAGCAGACATTACTATTGCCATTTGTTTCCTTAACCAGCCAAATAATTTATTGTTAATTCTAGCGTTAGTGTGATGGGTTGTCATTAGTTGAACAGCATACACCAAATCTCTGTTCCCAGGAAACAATTTTATTAATAACTGATGAGCTAAAAAATGTTCTTCAGGTGTCAATATAGCAATGTTATCTTTATTATCAGGGCCGCCTAAGCACTTGGGCACTATGTGATGTTTTTCAACATATCCTTCAAGTATTCTATTGCGGCTTCTTTCAATTAACATATTGTAGTGTTTTTTGTAATTCATACTATTATTTATATAATAAACAATAATAATACTATTATTTACTAATCAAAGTTTACAACTTTCGCAGGAATCTTCGTCATCAAAATTGATTTGTTCAAGCGGCATATCTGGCGGGATTTCATCAATAGATTTTGATCCTTGCTTATTCACGAGGCTATAATACAGAGTTTTTCCGCCCCAATGCCAAAAGTTCATCAAATTCTTTGCTATCAATGTAGTTGGAACTTTTCGATCTGGGAAGTGCGCGGGATTATAAAAAGTATTGGTACTGATACTTTGATCAACATAGGCTGCAATTACTGCTGCGGTCTTCAAATAGCCTTCGCAGTCTTTCTGTTCCCACATCAGTTGATATTTGTTTTTCAACTTGTGATACTCTGGTACTACTTGCACAAACGATCCTGCTTTAGATTCTTTAACACTGATCAGACTCATAGGCATTTCAATACCATTGGTTGAGTTAATTACCACACTGCTGGACTCTACCGGAGCCACTGCCATTTGTGTGGCGTTGCGAACACCGTGCGTTTTCATTTCAACACGAAGGCGTTCCCAATCTAGTTCTGGAGTAAAATCTGCCAGTTCATTTGCGCCCGTGGCTCGCAATTCCCAAGGAAATATGCCTTGGCCGTAGCGTGTGTGATCACTGCCCAGGCACTTGCCGCGTTCTTTGGCCAACTCAACACTAGCTTCAGTGAGATAGTATGACAGATGTTCCATCCATGTCTTGACTTCTTGCAAGGCATCCCGCTCGCCATACTTGAGACCACGCTTGGCATGCCAGTAGGCCAAATTAGTAATACCAATACCCAATGGGCGAATCTCATCGTTGCTCAATTTGCTTTGAATACTCAAGAAGTCTTGGTAATCAAGTATGTTGTTGAGACTACGATGCAGTACTCGTGCAGCACGGCGCATGTCTTCTGGATTACGACAAGCTCCCATGTTGATACTGCCCAGGGTGCAAAGTGCAATTCTACCTTCAGCATCATCTAGTCGTTTGAATGACTTCGTTGGCAGCAAAATTTCGCAGCAAAGATTACTTTGGTAGATGGTGTGATACTCAGGATCAAACGGTCCTTGTTTCATCACATTGTCGATAAACACCAAATAGATGCGGCCCGTGTCGGTACGCTCTTTTAGTATGCCACTTTTGAATACTTCTTCTGCACTCATGGTCTTGGTACGAAGATCTCGGCGTTTTTCATAGCGAACATACAGCTCTTCAAAAAGCGCAGTGTTCTTATAGAACGCTTCGTATAGGTCAGGTACTTCGTTGGGGTCAAAGAAGGTTATGTTTTCTTTGTTTTTAAATCGTCTCCAGAAGAAAGCACTAAGTACGACTCCATAATCCATGTGTCGCACTCTAGTCTCTTCTGTACCTTGGTTGTTCTTGAGTACAATAAGGTCATCAAACTGATGATGCCAGATTGGATAGAACACCGTAGCTGACGCATTGCGAATGCCGCCTTGACTACAGCTACGCAGGTCGCCAAACCATTTTTTCAGGAAAGGGATCATACCGGTGTGCATGATCTCGCCACCACGGATAGGACTTCCCAATGGGCGTAGCCTACCAATCTCAAGACCAATGCCAGCTCGCTTGCTGGCATACTTGGCCATCATTTCGCCAGAAGCAAAAATACTGTCAAGATCATCGTCACTACGAATGAGCACACAACTACTAAATTGTTTAGTTGGAGTACCCAGGCCAGCAAGAACAGGAGTAGCGAGAGTAAATAGGCCGTCTGAAGCAGCGTTATAGTACTCTTTGATATAGCGCATTCTTGCTGTGTTCGGTTCTTCTGAGTGAAATACAGTAGCGGCCGCGACCATGTATCTAATCTGTGGAGTTTCATAAGTTTCCTTTGTTGCACGATTCTTTACTAGATATTTTTCAATCAGTTGTTCAATGGCTGCATAACCATATTGTTCGTCCTTGCTGTGATCGATGAAGGAATCCATTCGGTTCCAATCATCTTCAGTGTACCACTCTAATAGTTCAGGAGTATACAAACCAGTGGCCACATTCTTTTGTACAATGCTGTACAGTGATGGTACATCATAGTTGCCATATACATCTTTGCGCAGCATACTTAGACGCTGCTTGCCCGCTACATATTGATAGTTTACATGACCAACATCCGGGTTATTCTCAACATCAACCAAGTTGACTATGGCCCGCAGGGTAATTTCGTCGATTTCTGTTGTGGTTATGCCGTCATAAAAATGCGGTTGAGCAGTGATTTCTATCATGCTCTGACTAACATCTGCGATACCTTTACACACTTTGGCGATCTGTGTCTGCCATTTCTCCAGCATCAATGGCACCTTTTGGCCATCACGCTTAATAACTTGAATTGCTGTCATTGATTTCTCTTATTGTAATTTATTCAGTCCCAACTGTTCGCTGGATATTATTTTGACTAACTTTAAATCTTTATCGATTTGTTCTTTATTTACTACCTCGTCATGAATGTAATTAAGCACATATTTTCCATTGTCAACAAATACTAAATTATACGGCTCCATGGTACTCGGGTCTTTATATACTCTTATATCTAATTCAAATTCGTGTTCACTTAGTTGTATAGTATACACTATTCCCAGAGCTTTTGCAAGATCACAATAATAATTTTCATAGACCAGTTCCCAAGGACCGGGCCATTCTTCGACGTGATCTGTGGTTAGGTAATGGGCAACATAAGGAGCGTAACTCCAAAGATGCTGTGTGTCATTCAGCGCTTGCTCGATTGATTTTTCACTGATTGATTTTCGAAATTCCTGCCAAACGCGGAGGCGTTCACTGGGTAATTGATTCCACATGTGGATTGATTATATTAATAGGTGAGAGTTGAACTGGTGAACTTTAGATTGGCATTGATGCTGGTATTGTATCCGGTGTTACTGGTTATTGCACTGACCTGGGCATAGACATTACTGATTTGAGTTACTACAAAAGTGACGCCGACATCTGCAGTTTCGGTATATTCTTCATCGTAGGCAAGATTGCTTAAAAACTGACCTATTCTCAATGAGCCCTGTCTGGCATTGCCGCCACGCAATATGGTATAGTTTATGGTAATACCAGGGTTAGCACTGGTAAACGCAGAGGATACCACATTGGCCGTGGTACCAAAACTTAGAGTTTGACTTTGTGTGGCGGGGACTCCGGGTATGGGGCTGTTCTGTGTTAAAATTTCAGTATTGCCAATTTCAGGAGCACCTTCTTCCAGTGTGCCGTTACCGATATAGAGTTGTTGAGTGTCAACGCTCCAGCCCAGTTCTGCACTGGCCAACTGTGGCAAGTTTTCGTTGGTGCCTCTACGATGTTTAATTTGTGAAATTTGGACTATGGCCATGATATTCTTTTCCTAATATAGTATTTAGTTTTCCCGATAATACTGCTCCACTCTGTCGAACCATCTTTGTGCCCAAATATCATATTCTGCTTCTTCTACCACAAACTCTTGATATAGATTATCCGCGCTGCACATTAAAATAACGCCTGTTCTAATGTCGGTTCCGTGTGTTTCGTTGTGTGCTTGACTGTAAGCAGCCAGCTGGATAAAATAGTCGTCAATCCATTCGCGTTTCTTGGGTTTATTGGTCTGTTTGAAGTCGATAATTGCTGGTTTTCCCTTCCAAAGACCCACGCAATCTGTAGTACCAGCGTACAAGCCACTATAGTACACTGGCACTTCTACGCCCCAATATTCAGACACATTAGATAAACCTTCGGCAATAATAATATTGGCCATGCCATGGCTCTGCAAGCTGTACGGGTTTGACCCAGGTTCATCGAGCATGTCATTCTTTACATAGTTTTCCAGCCACTTGTGCATTCGTGTGCCTCGCCCTGCCGCTTCGGTGGTGATCTCTTGTGCTTTGGCTGTGCCCACTCTGTTGCGCCAATTTTGCAGTGCTTGTTTCTTTTCGGCGGGAGCAGTTCGATCTAAGATAGTAGTAACACTGGGTACCTTAGATCCGTCGGGTAAACAATAGTGGCGTTTACCATCCACCGTCTCTCTGCTGATAGGTGTATAATTAAATTTATTGATTAACATATTAAACTCGAAAACTTTCGCCGCAACCACATCGATCGCGTTCATTTTTGTTGATAAATTCAAAGCCTTCGTTGAGGCCGTTTCTTTTGAAATCCACTATCATACCATCCAAGTACGGCAAGTGTTTTGGATCAATAAACACACGCACACCATTTGAATCATAATGTCGTACGCAATGTAAGTTGGGATTATCTACATATTCTAACACATACGCAAGTCCACTGCAACCAGTAGTTCGCACACCAATTTGGATGCCTTCGCCGCGGCCGCGAGTGGCTAAACTTTTTTTAATTTTTTTAGCAGCAATATCGGTAACTTCAATCATTGCACTGGATGCTTGATTCTATAATCAGCTACCGCCGCTTTGATGGCATCTTCCGCAAGTATTGAACAATGAATTTTAACAGGGGGAAGGGCAAGCTCAGTAGCAATTTCGCTATTTTTGATCGTTTCCGCCTGCTCAAGGGTAAGTCCTTTGACCCACTCAGTAACAAGCGAACTTGACGCAATCGCGCTGCCGCAACCGTATGTTTTAAATCTTGCATCTGTGATTACTCCGTCGGTGACTTTGATTTGTAGTTTCATCACATCGCCGCAGGCTGGAGCTCCGACCATGCCAGTACCCACATCTGTATCTTCTTTGCTGAAGCTACCAACATTTCTGGGGTTTTCGTAATGATCTACAACTTTTTCTGAATAGGCCATGCTATCCTCCTTAGTTGATTATACAGTATCTAATCAGCTTTGTCTACGCTTCATGGCACTTTTTGCCATATCTGATACTGTTTGTTCTGGATTGGCCGAGGCTGCTGTTACATCTTGTGCATTGGCAACCGATTGACCAATATCTTTGACAAATGAAATTTTGGTTGGTGTTATGTTTTTTACAATGTTCTTCATCGATTCATTGTCTTCGTTGGCTGCAATCAAATCGTCGTAGCTGAAACTAGAAACACCAGTATTTTGAATCAATCGAATTATGAATTGAGTGGGTAACCCATCGCTCAATTCACCGCTGCGGACTTTTTCCTGCACAAGATCAAGCACAGTGACAATATTTGCGTATTGATCACTGGGCTCGTCATCTTCAAGTAAAAAATCTGAGGCTCTCACAATTAACGGCGTTCTCTGCCCAACTCGTCGTCGCCGGCTGCTGCGTCAGTGGCTGCAAACCCATCGTCATCTTCGCTGTCAAAGTCATTGACTTCAGGAGCTGGTAACTCAGCTGCAACACCTAAAGTGGCACTACCAGTCATGTCCATTGGCTGTGCAACTTGCTCACCGGCCAATGATCTAGCGCCATTGTCCAATGCATCGCGAGTACCGTTCAAACTGTCCATTAATCCTTGCAGTGCGCCAGTCACAGTATTCTTGTAAGCATCGGCTTGTGCTGTACCAACTTGGTCACGAATAACATCCAGTAGTGGAGGTAGTTCTTCGTTGAGCATTTTGCTGGCATCGGTAATCATGTCTTGAACTGAATCAACCATGTCTTTGGCTGCCAACACTGCTTCGGCTGTTTCCAGCTCACCTTCCATCAATGGTTCTTGTTGATTCAACCAAGAATTCAATCCTTCTTGAACCATAAGCATTTCCATATACTTGGGATTCTTTTCAGCAGTATGAATACCGTAGCTTTTGCGGATCTTGGATAAGTTTTCGCTGATAGCGTAACTTAGGCGTTGAGCTTTAGCATAGGTTAAATTATCATAGTCAATTGAAAAGCCAAAACGGCTTTCCATGACTTTGTTAAGGCGTTTTGTAGTTTGTGGTGCTAATTCTTTTAAATTCATAGTATCTTTTCCCAGATTTATATATTATTTAGTTAGTTTCAATTTCTTTACAATGTTACAGTTTCAAGCCTGAGGCCCAAATTTTATTGTATTTGGCATAGTTTAATTTTTTATCTAATTCTTCTTTGGCGGTTTTCAACTTGGCTTTGGCATCCAAGTATCTAATCCATCTCAGTTGCTGAGTAAATTCATCTGTCTTTTTAGTTTGTTTGGCTAATCTTAGAGTATAAAATTCAACTTCGTCGTTGTGTTTGGCCACTGCTTGATCGGACTCTAGTAGATCGTCTGCTGATTTAAATCTATTGCACTGATTGAATACTGAATAAAATACTGCGGCTTGTTTGCTGTAAAACACATGCACAGTTCTGGAGTCTTGAACTACTGACCACTGATGTGATCCCAGTTGATGCATGGTGTATTTGCCAACAGCCCATGATTTGTTGGTCAAAGCAACACAGATCGGAAAATCCGCAGTGTTCCTTAAATGTGTTAATTCGCGAAGTGCCCAGTTGTCCAGGGTTGTCATCGCTTGGTCGACTAGTAGTTTACCCAGATCGTTTTTTATAGATGGTGCGACCATTTTCTTTGATTCTTAATAATAAGTTTTTGTTAACTAGTTGATTTGCCATCATTTGTTGGCGGTCATTTAAATCACCTTTGGCCACGACAGGTGTGTCTTCGTCAAATTGAAGCAGCACATCTGCCTCTTCATTTGTGATGGCCACTTGTAACTGCTTGGTAACTTCTACAATTTTCATTTGTTTACCAAATGTACCAACAACCCAATTACTGCGGTCGCCAATACACCCATTATTGTGGTACCTATTGTAATTAGTTGCTTGTTTATGCCACCTGTTTTATTGGTGATTGATTCCCTAATTGCTAGAAGATGTTCTTCAACGGTGGTGAGTCGTCGGTCTAAATTATCTAATTTTTCATTCAATTGGTTATACCTTTCAGCGCATAGCTCAACGTGCGCCTCAAGGTTCTCTTTTTCTATAGCTGTTGTCTTTGACATTGGAATCTCGCTTTATATAATAAGGATACGCGATGCAATTAATAGTGTGTCTAAGTGAGCCGTAAAGAGTGCCATAAGGGTGCCGGAGCATCAATTTATATTTAGCGATTCTTTCTGAATAAAATATATGTTTTTTAATGTTCCGTAGGAGTGAAATATGGGCAACATGAAGCGAGCAGTTTCTTCAAGTCCCAGTACAATCGGCGTTTGTTCAAAATCTTCTTCAAGCTGATCCACAGCATAAAAGTCATCTCGCTCCCCTCTGAACTGAAATGCCCATACACTGTGACTGCCTTGATAGAATTCGCCGAACTCAAAATACTCTAAGTTCTCATTGATGAAACAAACTGGAGATTTTATTATTAACGGCTGCGTCTTAAGACCCAACAATTGCAGCACAGTTTCCCAATTACGCTGTTGATCTCGGCCTTGACCAGCTCCTTTAATTACACCAGTTTCAGTAATGTCTATCAGGGTCATGCAGGTAATAAGAGGGCTCATGCAGATATTTATAGCCAACAAAAAAGGCACTACGAAAGTGCCTTTTTGTTTTTAGACTAAGCTAAAATTACTCAGCTAGGCGTAGGCCTGGTTGTGTAACTACAACACCTGTGGTATTGTAAGTGCTGTCTGTGGCTGCGCGGATACTAGTTTGTAGTTCAGCAGCGGTCACATTGGCTTCTTCAATCAGTACGCTCAACAAACCATTGGAAACTGCGCCGTTGTTAGCTGTACCAACTTGGTATGCTAGCAATGTTGTAGTTAGACCGATGGCTCGTAGAATTGTTTCTACGCCTTCACCAGTACCGAATTGTGTAGTCATGCTAACATTGCTGTTAACAGCAAATGCTTGCACTGGCTTACCAATACCTGTACTGATCAATACGTTTGCGCTTGCGGCTTCTGTGCTTAGTGCAATGTTTCCAACGCTAACTACGTTTTGTGCATTACCATTTGTTCTTGTAAATACTGCCATTTTATTTTTCCTTTTGTAAAATCTGCGAATTAACGCATGTAATTATTTATACCAAAACTAAAAATAAGTGCGGTTGAGCTTATTTTTTCCAGGATTTTGTTGCAGCAAAATTCTGACGACTAAACTCAATGCGGTCTACTAATTTAACTGCGCCGCCATCGTGCCCAATGGCCACAAATCCTTCGGGTGCAGTTACTCTATAACCATCGTCGGTCTTGATAAAGGTGCCGATATTTTCAACTTGTTGCATTTTTTGCAGCAACATTACTTTGGCTTCAATGATACGCTTGTAAATGGCCAAGATACCCAATAATGTGTTGCTATTATCAGCCATGAACTTTTCTTTTTCTTTGATCTTCTGTATGCGGGCCTTGGCCGCGGGGCTGTCCGGGCCACCTTTTAACTTGGCGATTTCAGCTTCTTGCTTGCCGTTGTAGTAGGTTAAAAAGTTCTTTAAAAATGAAGTAGGATCGCCCACTTGTTCGCCACCACGCACCATGTTGTTGATGAATGGTTTGATATAGTTGGCAAACTCTGTGTATTCTTCGTCACCTGCTTTGGTAGTTCGTCCAGTAAAAATAATTCTATTGAAGTCTTTTTCGTCAATTTTTCTAAAGGTAGTGGCCGCCGACAACAGTGTATTTTTAATTTTAGCGTCTTCGGCAGGCGTCAAACTGGCCCGGCCCGTCATGTCTTTGTAAAAAGCATCATCAAACCAAACACTGTTGGTTGATGTTAGTCCATCCACACTGGCCCCAAAGCTGGCTTGCATGTCTGCCACCGTACTGCCCGAGTAGGCTGTATGAAATATTATGCCTATCTTTGCAGCGGCAATTCTATCGCCTAATGCGCTGCCTACTGGCACAGCATAGGTAATAGTATTGGGAGTAAATATATAACATTCCTGACCCCCAATGGTAGCAGTGGTCAATTCTTCTGCGATGAACATCAGGTCTCCTTGCAGCACATTACCAATACCCAGCTTGCTCAAATACTTTAGTGCCACGGCCAATTTTGCGGCTAGGCCTTCTTGCTCGCCGTAAAACTTACGAATGTCTTTGACGCTTTTACAAAGTTTAGGTTCATTTTTGGAAAAAACAGATTTAGTGCCCACGAAGAATTTGCCATCTGCTGGATCTGTGCCGCAGATAATAGCAGGAGCACCGTCCCATTTGACTGTTACTTTGGCTGGATCGCCTTCACCTTGTGCAAACATGCGGCGAACACCTTCCATGTAGTTCAATGCTTTTTGTGCTCCGATGTATCCTTCATTGTACACAAGATCTTCTACATGCTCGAGGTGAACATTCTTGCCTTCTGCGGCTTCACATAAGAGCCAACTTGGTGTTACCACATTTTTAATTTCGTATAGCTTCATAGTTTTTGTAACTGGCGAGTTAAGTAGGCTTCCATCTCTGGAGATGCAAGTTTGTCGGATCCAAATCTTACCCAGCGATCAGAGTCAGTTAGTGCAAAATCTTGATTACGATATCTCAATACTATGGGACTAGAACTAACCACTGTAACATCAGTTGGCAGTGCGGCCGCGGGTTGTTGTGTTGCGGCAGGAACGGCCGCTGCTGGTTCCTGAGCGGCGGGCTGTGCTGCTTGTTGTGTGGCCATCATTTTGTCAACTTGATTAATAATCGAATTTCTGACTGTGTTTGCTTTTTCTAAATAATCTTGCACTGATATGTTATTAATGGTTCTGGGCAACGGTATTTGATTTAATGCTTGCAGTACTCCAACTTTAATTGTTTTTTCTTGATTTGCGTTGTGATATCGATCAGCCGCGGCAAAATAATTTTCAGCAAAACTTTTAAGATAATTGGTAATACTTGCCGGATCATATGTTCGAGGATCTTGAAGATTTATGTTGTTTTGTTTTAATGCGTTATTAAATTCTGCAAACGCTGCGGCAGGCAAGTTAGCCTCGGCTCTGGCTTTTGCATACTGATTTTGTTGCATTTTATTAGCGTAGACTGCTTGCTGTGCCACAGTTCCAACGTTCGTACCGTCACCGCCACCAGCTTTGTCTAACATACGCACTGCACCAGTGGCAGCTCCTGCCAATCCTCGCCCTATACTACCCAATATGCCGGCTTCGGAGATTATATCATTTATCTTCATTTTTTAACCTCTTGACACCGCGGCTGAACTTGCTGCTGTCTTGGGCACGAATACTGTTCAGCAATCTACGCTCTAGTTCTTCTGCTTGTGCAGCGTCATAGTTTTCGCGTATAAATTGTATGAGATTAATGGCTCCAGTTATCACATGGTTAGCTCGTGATTCTACCAGATTTTCGCGATCTTTGTGTAGACGAAGGGTGTCTAGCTCTTCTAATAGACTACGGGTTTTTTTTTGCAAAATACTGCTCCAGATTAACTATATTTATAAAATATTAAAGTTTCTATTTGTATCTCAAATAATGATACAGTTAAAGATATTAGTTATTCAAACTATATGCTCAATTTGACAACTTTATTTTTGATATTCCATCAAATTTGATAATTCTAAAATCGTGTCAGGAACATGATCAATTGACCACTTTCGTTGATGCTCACTGAGATTATTAAATTTTTCATAAAAATATATAAAGCAAGCCCTGTCAAATACTGAATTTTTCTTGTCAAATAATGCAACCAATTGATTTTTTGATATTCCAAAAAATAATTGAGACTCGTCAACAACTTTTTTTTGTAAAGACCAATAGTCATTAAAAAATTTTATATGATTGTCTTTTAACTCGACATCAAATCTAGCTTTGCAAATTTGTTTTAATGAATCAATTTGAGATAATTCTCCAAAATCAATGATATAACTATTTTCAATCTTGGGCAACGGATCTTTATAGGTGAATATTTTATAATAGTCACTGATATACTCATGAGCCAAATCCACTGTGGCAGTATCCCCAGGACCTAGCTTATAAAATGCTGCCGAAATGCTTTGAAATATTTTGGTTTTAGGAGTTATTCTTATAATAGTTTTTTTGGGATAAATTTCCCGCAATAATTCATAATCGGTGCTGTGGCATGTTATGAATTTCTCGCCGTTGTATTGATCGACGGACTGAACTGTTTGATAAGTGGCATTACCGTCAAAATGAAATACACTTTTAGGGATCCGGGTGCCGTCGCCATCTTGCCTAAATTCTGCATCTATATACACATTATTCAATGTTAGTAAAGTTGTTAGCCAGTTACCGCTACATCCTTCTCTGAAAGATATAATCATAAATTTTAATTTGTTATGTCTGACCAGATCTGTGCGCTGTCTGGATCATATGGTTTAAATTTTTGATTGTTTATCAAATATCGTATTTTATTTAAATTATCTACATTAAATGTGCAATACGGTAATAATTTATTTTCAACCCACGCGAGCTGACTTTGTGTGGATGGTTGCATTTCGTCGCCGCGAACGCCAGTGTTGGTAGTCCACTCATCCATGCCTTGAAAATCTATCCACGGTAATGCTGATAACTCACTAAAATTATCATGGATAGAATAATCAAATTTGTAAGTTAAAAAATATTTGTGATCGATGTTCAATGATTTTAACATCTTAGATGCTGATATCATGTACAAGACAGATCTATTCATTGCTTGTTCATGTTGAATATAAAAATTTCTGTATTTCTGTATTTCTTTAAGATCGGACCCGCTGGTTGACCACCATGTTTGATCAAACACAGTTGACTTTATATTTTTATACTTTGGATCTGTTTGCTGTAAATCCGCCCAACATGTGTCTTCCACTATTTTGTCAAATCGTTGCGGGTCTGCCCACTGCACTAAAAATAAGTCAGACTCTTTGGCCGTCAGTGCCGCCTTGATTACACAATTAAAAATATACTCGTTGCCAGCACCAATGTGTCCAAAATTAACAACAGGTGTTTGTGTTATTGCTTCTAATATCTGCGGCCATTCTGGCCATATATGACCAGCAGCAAATCCGTCGCCAAATGTGTAAATCATTCTACTTTCTTCAGACCTGCCAGCATTGCTTTGAGTTTGCTGTTCTGTGCTTCACCATCCGCTCGCACCAAGGGCTTGTCCCACACATGGGTACCGCCTTCGGGTTTCTTCCAACCTTGATTGGCTGCACTGCCGCCGTCACCATCCACACTGCTTTTGGCTTTGATACTGGCCATGATACTGGTGGTCTGTGGTTTTAAGAATCCCGGCGTGCCCTGTGCATCTTCTCCGGGATCTGTAATTCTTAGACTTTCCAGATTAAAATCAAGATCAACTTTCATACCAACGCCACTGCTGCTTCGAGTTTTCATCAACTGAATCTGATAGCGTCCCCGTTCTCTCATTGCACGACTGGTAAAGATACCAAACACATTATCCGCAGTATTGATCTTACTAATACCACCACTGATATGGCTGTGGTCAAACTCAACTTCTTCTACCGCACTGCGATTTAACTGACTGGCAGTTATCATCAAGATATTAAACTCTTTGGCCAAGTTGCGCAGTTCTTCTGAAACATACTTGTCTTTGACAAACAGGTCGTTGGGACTAACTTTGGCGCTGACTGGCATGACCAAGTCCAAGTAGTCTACCATGATAAAGTCTGTTTTACGGCCTGTCTGTACTTCCAGTTCTTTCAAGTACGCACGAATTTGATTCACATTGCTCTGTGCTGGCATGTACTTGATACGGAGGCTACCGCTCTTCTTGCCTGCCATTTTGACTTTGAGTTCAACATTGTCCAAATCTCTGAACACTTCTTTGGTGCTGACATTTGCCACCATACTGTCCATACGCATGGCACACAGTTCTTCGCTGAGCTCCAAACTTAAAAACACACCATTGAGTCCTTGTGTGACCCAGTTAATGGCAATGTTCTGCATGAACAAACTCTTGCCCGAACCAGATCCACCAGCAAAGATATTAAGTTCACCTCGATTCATACCACCAAACAATCTTTGGTCCATGGTCGGCCAGCCTGTACTTACTTGTCCGTTGTTGCTTTTGATTTTCATCAGTCGAGCTCTGGGATCTTCAAAGTATTCAGTGCCCATGTCTTTGGTCAGACTGATCTGCACTGCATCTTTGATGATCTTTTCCACTGGATCATATTCACCCTTTTCCAACATGTCTGCGCATTTTAGAATGGCTCGTTCCAGTTCTTGTTTTTTAGTAAAGCCTTCAAACTCTCCCATGAACCAATCATAATGACTGTCAGTCAAATCTGGCAGTGGCTTTAACGCCACAGTGGTCACAGCTAAAATCTGTTCAGCAGTGGGCATGGCTTTGTGTTCATCCACATGCTCTTTGATAAACTTGGCCGCACTGCGGATGCTTCTGTCAAAGTTCTCTGGATTATAGATGTTCTGGACTCGTACATAGCTTTCGGATTTTTGGACCATCATTTCCAAAAATAGTCGTTGTAGGTCAGTGGTGTATTCTTTAGTCATAATGATTGGAATATTTCCTTAAATTTCTCTTTATATATTAATAGTTCTTTTAAATTTTTTGTGTTTCTGCTAATTAGTTGTTCTATTAGACTGTGATTTGGTATTATATCAAGTCGATGACAAAGTAAGTTGTACTTATCAACCGTGTTATTAAAATTAACAAAAAAATCATCGTAATGAATTTCGATATCCGTACTGGGCAAGTTATACTCTTTACTCAATAATAAATTAAGATACTGTTGTCTGGTAGATGTGTTTATTTTTTCATTTTGTTTTATGAGTGAAATATCTAACCAATACAAATTTTTATTTTTTAATCGTTGAATTAGCTGAATTTTTTGAGATCGATCCATGTCAACTGTTCTAAAAGACAACTCCGCCATATTAGCATGGGTTACTGTGTTTAACAAAACTTTTCTAAGAAAGTCATAGGTATGACAATTATCAGACACTGTAATTTTAACGAATCGAACAGATTTGGCTATTTTATTAAACTGTTCCATTCGGTTGGGAAATTTGTATAAGTGATATGGTATGCTGATATTTTTAATTTGATTGTGCTCGCATATTTGTTCAAACTCAATTAAATCAGTTTCAAAATTGCTGACTATTAGGCTACGAGAATTGAAAAACTTTTGTAGTTTGTCTGTTGAATTTTGCATGTTTTCATGTAGCGGCGTTTCGGCAAAAAATCCAGAATGACTACTTATAAAATTACTAAAGTATTCTCCTCCGGCGCCGTCTGCATAATCAATGATTATTAATTTATCTAGCATACTCGATTAATTGTTTAATCGCAGCGGCCCATATCCTGTGCGTTTTAATTCCGGGTTGAGTTCCACTTACATCTAGGTCCACATGTGGCATTAAATTTAACATTCCTTTATATTTTATACCCTGGCTAATATGTAATATATCGGTTCGTAATTCTTGAACCTCAGAAAGTAATTCATTTAAATCTTCTTGCTCGGGCCGATCGATCCAAAAGAAAATTATTTTTACTGATGGATTGTATAATGGGCTATTTAAAAAGTTTTTAAGATTTTTTACGCTGCAATTATTTAAATATTCTCCAGCTAGTCCATAATTATGTGCATTTGAAAAATGTGACACTAGTGTATCTTCTTCGTTAATGCCAATTCCAAATATAGTACTAGATCCAAAAAATGCAAAGTCGGGTACGCCAGCGTAGTCATGTTTCCCCCTGAATCCTTGCGTGTTTATGACATAAGATATTAATCCTGTTTGATCTTTGCCCCAACGAGTTATAATTTTTCCTCGCTGATCATATAAAAAAGAGTTGCTATTTTGGATAAGCATTATATCTTACCTGCTATCAATTTAATTTTCAAACTATTTGATTCTTTGCCTTCGAGTATGGCCTTGATCACAAATAGTTTACCATATTTAATCACTGCTGCGTTGACATCTTTGCAGGTCTCACGCCAAACTGGGAACGACACAGACCAACCATATTCAATGGCCTGTTCAACTGCGGCCAGTCCCGGCCACACTGGACGGCCTTGTTTATTTAAGTGCTGGTCAAAGTCCGGCACATATATCACTTCTCGACCCAACCCTTCAATAATTTCTGCTTGCTGCTCACTGATTTCATTGGTTTGTACACTGACTCCGTCGATGCTCATGGCATCAAACGGTCCTTCTACTACCAACACAAACTTACTCGTGGGCAATTGACGGTCCATGTTGAACACAAAGTTGGCCGGATGATTACTGTGGTATTTGGGTTTAATACCATCCACTGTGGCTCTGGCAGTGTATCCCACTGTAGCACCTTT